GAGACCATAGTAATTATGAGTGCCAGACGTGTTTTTACCCCAGTTTGATTCGAGTGCCCATTGGGCAGCTACACATTCTGGATATTTTGCACCAGCGTCTTTACCTGCTTTTAATACGCCTTCCCAAGTATTGGGGTAGGTCACTACAGGTTTTGGTTCAGTGCGATACTTAGTAGCAAAAGACTCCAGAGTCTCAGAAGGAATCTGAGCCTGGAGCCATGCCCACGCATCGATTTGATGCGGTGCTTCTTTGAAGTAACGTGCCGCTTCGACAAGTTTGATAGACATCGACCTAAAGCTTTTTATTAACTCTAGGTCAGGTGTACCAAATCACTCGACGACTTCGGTCTCAGTAGTTTCCACGGGCTCTTCTGCAGCAAACTCAATGGTTTCCAGGAGTTGACCGATCAGGTTACCAGCAAAAGCAATAAGGTTACCGTCACCAGTAGCACGTGCAGAGCCAAAGGAATTAATAGCGCTCACAAGTTGGCTTTTAGTGCAGGCCATATCAAACAAGTAACTTTAAAAAGTATAGCAAAAAAGTTACCAGGGCATACCAGTAGCGGAGGTAGGGTTTACCTTCTGTTGAATTTGATTGTGAAGTGCTTCTTCGATAGAAACAACTTGATCAACACCAAGAGCAGCAAAAACCCAATCCACAACTTCTTCCTTGGTCAGTTCACTGAAAGGAGTGAAGCTAGCGGGGTCGGGATCACCAAGACCGATGCTGCCATAAGCACTGGCAGTTTCACCGTCTTCTTCCAGGGAAGCAGTCCAATGTACTGTGTAAACAGCACCATCAGGACAAGTTTCACCATCGGGAAGATGACGCTCAAGTTGAGCAATGTCCCAGGTAGTGTTAGCCATAGTAAATGTTTTTTCTTATTCTAACCCTAGACACATAAGTGTCAAACTACTAGCTCAAACGGTAGGTGACAAAGGTGTTAGCAGCCGTTCGTCGTGATGCAAAGCGACCAGACGTGCCTGTAGCAACAGAACCGGAACCAACAACAGTGTGGGCAGTACCTGCCAATACACGCACCAGGCTGGGACCAGTGTTAATCACACTCCACTCAAAGGTAAAGTTGTCGTAAGTGCTGCTGAAACCAGCTTGAGTGTCTGTGCCAGTAGGCAACGTCATGTCAGTCGCTGCCGCTGAGGTGCTGGTGATGATGCCAGCTTTTAGGTTTGCGACTGTAAGAGTTGCAGTGGCATTAACTGCTGCAGGAGCGGGCTGGTCATGCGCAATTACACCGTCATTAGTGATACGGAAACGCTCCGTCGGGGAACTAGCCCCATCCGCCGTAGTGGAGAACACTAGCCTGCCCGGCATGTCATTCAGGCCAGGGGCGCCGTCTACAAAACAATCAATACGTGCGGCTATCGTGTAGCCAGAGCCGTCGTAACCCCTGAAACTGAAAGTTGCAATGTTATCGGCGCTTCCGAGAATTGAAGGGGTCGCTCCTGTTCCACGAGACCCAAACATGTTAATGATGCTGTGCTCTGTACCAGCGTCTCTGTTGGCAACAATATTTAGACCAACAAAACCATCGCCTTGCATTCTTACAACGTCATCGCCTGAGCCTTTAATCTGTAACAACCCTGCGCCAAGACTCGTAGACGTACCAACTAAGAGCCTGCCGAAGCTGTCGATGCGGGCACGTTCGGTATCATTGGTTCCAAACGTCAAAGCAGCATTTGATTTATTGGTAATTGTTGCGCTTGCGTCATTAAAGCTTATTAATGTCAAAGCTCCGGTTAGCCCGCTTCTCCCCCCTCCATTGGCTACAAAATAGGCTGCATAGCCAGATCCCGCAGTGTTAAGCAGTACATTGTCGTCTGCACTTGCATTAATATGCAGCTTGTAAGCAGGACTCGCAGTGCCAATCCCTACATTGCCTCCTGGTAGAAGTGTAATTATGTTGAAGTCGGTGGTATCACTGCTTATTCTTGCGCCAATCCTTAAATCGTCAGCTCCACTTGCGCCATTAACAAAAAAACGTCTGCTTGATCCACCAATAACAAAACGAGAACCACCTGCTTGGTCAATATTTAGCGTCGCCCCGCCGCCAACTGTCCCAGGCGTACTAGTCCCTATGCCTAGGCGGCCTGAGGAGTCGATGCGGGCAAATTCGCTCGTGGCATCATTAAACGTGATTTCTGTGGCGTTGATCTTTATCCTATCTCTATCATTGCTGCCAATCTTTAATAGACCAGTTGTTCCGCCATCAACGTAAGAGTTGGTGGCTCCCGTCCCAGCCCAAAGCAAAGCGGCGGTAAAACGAGCGTTTCCAACAACGTGCAATGGCTGGTTAGGGACCGAAGTCCCCACGCCCACGAGCCCTGCCGAGGTGATACGCAGGCGTTCTTGCAGAGAAGTAGCGGCCGAAGTAGCTCTTGTTGCAAATGCTAAATCGCCTGCTGTGTTGTTGCTGCCATCGGTTAGAAGACCTTTGATTGCAGCAAATCCAAGGCTATTTGCAAAGTCACCTTGATTATTTGTGAAGAGCAGCGCACCTCCTTCGCCTCCACTTGCACCAGTGCCGGAAAGGCGCAGCATCCCGCCCCGTCCTCCAGCATCCGTGAGGTTAGCCGTCGATTGACCAACACCTGCAATGTGAACCTGAGCACGGATTGTTGCGGCCCCCACCCCGACATTCCCACTCGCATCCACGAACACGCGGCCAACCCCAGAGGAGCTGATGGCTAATTGGTCTGCGCCGGGTGAATAAATGCCTGTGTTAGGGTCCGTGGTAAAACTATAAGTAGGCGCAGATGCACTACCCAAGCTAACGGCTTCAATTTGGCCGGCAGCATCAACTCTTAAACGCTCAGTACCACTGGTAGTAATAGAAACCTGGTCGACAGCGGAAGCATATATACCAGTATTACTATCGCCAGCAAAACTAATTGACGGATTAGCCGCAGTGCCAGATGCAAATACACCGGAAGTGATGGTATAAATACCGCCGCTAATATTAGTAAAATTACCGCTTGCAAAATTTGCAGTAGTACCGGTAACAGTAGTGCCTGTAATGGTAGTGAATCCAGCGGTTCCACCTGTAAGAGTGGTAAATTGGCCGATGCCTCCAGTTACAGTTGCACCCGATACAAGAGTGCCACCTTGAATAATGTTGCCGGAAACAGTTCCAGTGACTGTTAAACTGCCGGATGTAGACGCAACAAGCCCGGATACTGTTACTGTTTGATCGCTTCCACCGTTAGTGAAAACAATGTTATCGACTTTGATACTTCCGTATGGCATGATAACCTTTTTTCTTTATTTTACTGTACAAATAAATAGATGCAATTAGGGAAGAACCGTAATAGTGCCACGGATAATTAAACCGGCATCCCCTGAAATTACACCGGATGAAATCAATGCGGGCGTTGTGCCAGATGGCGCGTTAAAAACACCTGACACAAAGTTTGCGCTGGTACCGGTAACCGTAGTTCCAGTAATAGTTGTAAATCCGGCAGTATTTCCCGTAATAACTGCACCGGAGATTCGACTTGTAAATACTCCAGAAACACCGTTTACAGTGGTGAAGCTACCGATGTTACCAGTAACAGTTGCACCAGAAACACTTGACGCGAATACACCGGTAACACTGGCAAGATCTGTAAAATTGCCCTTATTTCCTGTAACCGTGGCTCCAGAAAGACTGGTTGCACCAACAATAGTTTGGCCGGTAATTGTGGTAAATTGCCCGGCATTTCCGGTGACCGTGGTCCCAGAAAAACTTGTGGTTGCAACAATTGTTTGTCCGGTAACAGTAGCAAAATTTGCGCTATTTCCGGTAAACGTTACGCCTGAGACATAAGAAGTAAATACCCCAGAGATGCCTGTGATTACTGAAAAGTTGCCCGTATTACCTGTGACAGTAGCACCTGAAACACTAGTTGTTCCAACAACGTCTTGTCCTGTGATGCTTGTAAAGTTGGCTGCCGTGCCTGTTACAGCAACACCAGATAAAGCTGAAGTGAATACTCCAGTTGCCCCAGTAACACTGGTAAATTGACCAATGTTTCCAGTAACGGTATTGCCAATTACTGTTGTACCAAAAACACTGGTAGTTCCATACAAAGTATCACCGGTAACCGTAATAAATAACGCTGTAGTACCAGTGACCGTGGCACCCGAAACACTTGTTGTGCCGACAATAGTTTGACCGGTAATTGTAGAAAATCTGCCGGTATTGCCAGTGACTGTATCCCCGGAAAGACTGCTTGTAAATACGCCTGTAGCACCGGTCAGTGTTGTGAATCTACCTGTATTACCTGTAACAACCGTGCCGCTTACCAAACCAGTCGCATATACACCAGAAGCAACATAAGCATTACCAAGAACCGTTAGGTCGCCGGATACGATGACGCAAGTAAAAGCAAGGTTTTCAAACGCACCGCTTACGGCCGTAATGGTTCCACCGGGAATGCTTGCCCCATAAAGGTAAGAGCTGTAGACACCACTGGTAAAGTTTGCAGTTGTACCAGTGACTGTTGCACCTGTGATTCGAGTAAATGCAGCAGTTGTACCGGTAACTGTTGTGCCACTTAATGTGCCGGTTACCGTTAATCCCGAGCTAATAGCAACGTTACCACCAACATTTAAGGTGCCGGCAACAGTTGCGTTTCCATTAACAGTCTGAGCGGCGGTAACAACAGATTGAAAATTACCCGTTGTTGCATTGACTGTATTGCCGGTGATAGTTGCGCCAGAGACCCTGGAGCTAAAGATGCCGGTCTGAGCGGTAATGGTGGTACCTGTAAAAGTAACGCCGCTGACAGTTCCGCTGACAGTTAAATTATTTTGTACTACAACACCACTAAAAGAAGCAAGGCTCGTGCCTGTAATAGTCGTTACGTATGTACTGCCACTGACAGTGAGATCCCCTTGAACAATCAAGCCGCTGGTAATGACACCACCAGTGACTGGAATGTATTTAGTTGTAAGGTAATCCCTAAAACCTGAAACGGTAATACGTTTATTTTTTAAGGTGGGGTCAACTTCAAAGACGTGCACCATCGTGAGCAAATCCTGCTCAGCAATCTCGGATCCCGTAAGGATCGGAAGCTCAGATATACGTCTGTTTGCCACCTATTAAATCACAAAAACCCCATAAAATGAATTATAGTCGCAGTGTGTTTAACCCTATCGCGCTTTGATTTCAATGCGTGGCAGTACATTGGATGCAAAGTTCCAGGTGGCCTGTACTCCGGTTACCAGACCGCAAGCAATCGCAAACACAACGATCAGTTCGGCGACTGTTAAGTTGCGACGGACGTAGACAACGCTGGGTTGAGGAGCCGCAAAAGCAATTGGAGCACTTGGCACAGATGGCTTGGGAGCTAGCGCCTCTACCTGAGCTGCTTGGGCTGCCTGCTGTTGCAAGATTGTTTGACGCACAGCTTCATCGCGAGCACGTGCCTTCAGTTGTTCCAGGAAATCAGGCGGTAGCTCATAGCCCAACTCTTGGCTTTGAGGAGGAACACTAGAAGGAATTTGATCTTCCATTTACTATGCAGAACGTTTTCCCACACCTTAGCATATAAACAAAAGAGGTATGCCAATGAATCACGGCCTTAGAAAAGGATTAGAAGACATTGCCAAAGAACTAAAAGGCATACGGAATATCCTTGCTTCTATGTGGCATGCCCGCTATGCCAATGGAGAAACTGACATAGTCAATCCAGAAGCATTTACCGATGAGTATGTATCGACAGAAGAATGTGCTCAACGTCTTGGGATCTCAGACCAAACCATTAGAAATTGGATTTCTTCCGGCAAGAAAAACCCTGGCAAAGGCTGGACCGAAGGCATCCATTATGTCAACGTGACTCCTGATCCCACCAAAAAAGCGGTCATTCGAATTCCATGGAATCAGTTGGTAGCTTCCTTTGCCAAAAATAAAGAAGTTACTCAGCTTGATTTCAGGAGAACTGATATGTATACGCTTGTTGACCGGGGGCCATTACCTTGAGGACACATCGCCTAGAAGGGGTTGATATTGATGCCATCACTATCAAGAACCACGAGGAGTTACTGCCTTCCTCTGTAGCACTGCAAGTCAATGACTTCTTGCCGCCCAGTGGCTCGTTTGATGATAAATGCCTCAGGCGTTACCTAGAAATCATCAGGAATTACGAAGAGGAAGACGCCAATTCCAATATGACATTGGCAAATCGGTTGCGATTGGCATTTAAAGATATGCAACCAGACACAATCTGTGGTAAATTTCCGTTAGCTGAATTACCTCTTAAGCGTCGTTTACGTTGTGTAGCCGAATATTTAATTCGGTCCGGCGAATTTGATAAACTAAGAGACGAAAGGGGGAAGCTTGTCAAAAAACGTGGCAACCTTGGCAAGCTTGTTGTCATCTACCAGCCACTGCCAAAGCTTCTTGATTCTTTAAACCGACAGCACTTATTAAACCATGGGCAGGCGTGAAAAATTAATTGCGGCAACCATTGGTCCTGACATGGATCAAAACAAGGCACGCATGTTGAATGCAACAGTGCGTTTAATTCTTGGTGACATGGGCCAGCAGTATTGTCAATTCTGGGAGCATAAAGGCCCAGGCGTGATGGTGTTCCAACCTGACAACGAAGAACGTTCTATGTTCTTTTGGACACTCAAGGAAATCCACGGTGCACAAGAAGAGTGCGAACGAGGCAACAAAGGTGATTTAGCGGAAAGCTTCCGGCGTATTCTTGAAGCGGCACAAAAAATTGATCCAACGGAAAAAGCTGGTTATGTCATCAATGACCAAGAGGGCATCCGGTATTTCGAGGTTGATTACAATAAGGTGTCGGAGGACTGATGTCAATTCCAGACATTAGAAAAAGCGTTGAAGACATTGAGCTAATCACCAACAAAGACTTGGTGCAGGCTGCTCACGCACTACTTGGAAACATCGATCTAGATGTTGCCAGTTCCAAGGTGGCAAACGAGTATGTCAATGCCGACAAGTATTACACTCCACAGGATGACGCCATCAACTGCCAAGATTGGTTCGGCAAGGTTTACTTGTTCCCTCCAAGCGGTACCTACTTCTGGGACAAGAAAAACGATAGGTGGAAAAAAACAAGAGCTACGTCTCCCACTTTGATTTCCTCTCATGCTCTTTGGTTTAAGAAGCTGTACGGTAATTGGTTAAACGGAAGTATTGAGCAAGGCTTGTACTTTACAAATTGCCTGGAAATGATCCGATATGACCAAAGGATCTTTGATTTTCCTATGTGCATTTTAAAGACGCCGCCAAGATTGTTTCGAAATTCAAGCACTGGTGTGACAGTTCACAAAACGTGCACATCCTTCTTGGTGTATTTGCAACCAATGAATGATTCCGCTGCGGCCACCCAGAAATTTATTGACATTTACAGCGAAAAAGGCCGAGTGCTTGCCTAGGTTCGATATACTGATAAACGATTGAAACGACCCATGAGCATTCTTTGCGACCGCGAAATCAAGCAACTGGCAGAAACGGAAGAAATGATTACGCCGTTCCAGGATCGTCTTGTAAGCGAAGAAGATGGGCGCCGTATCTTGAGCTATGGCCTTAGCTCATATGGTTACGACATCCGCTTGTCGCCCAAGCAATGCTTGATTTTTGGCCGCATTCAAAAGGGTGATTGCGATCCCAAAGCGTTTGATGAGACAATTCTTACGCCTGCCGAATTGCTGGAAGACGAGAAAGGCCAGTACTTCCTGCTGCCTCCCTACGGTTACTGCCTTGGTGTGGCGCAAGAACGGCTTAAGCTCCCCAGGGATGTGACCGTTGTTGCGGTCGGCAAGTCAACTTACGCACGGTCTGGGATCCTGGTTAACATCACCCCTGCCGAGTCTGGGTGGGAAGGTTACCTGACCTTGGAGATTAGCAATTGTACTGGGTTGTTTAATCGCGTTTACGCAGATGAAGGCGTTACGCAACTGCTGTTCTATCGCGGCAACCCCTGTGACGTTACTTACCAAGACCGGAAAGGTAAGTATCAAAACCAGCAAAAGGAAGTTGTGCTTCCTAAAGCTTAAACGAAATACTTGCCAAATTGCACGGCAGGTTTATCCGCATAATTTGTGCTCCCACCTCGGCCTATCCTGTCACCACGGGAGGCTGATGTGGGTTCATTTATTTGACTTGACTGTTGAAATTTACCAGCTGCCTTAGCAGCACGGAAATACTTTGCAATCCCAGGTTGAGCTGCGTTTGAACGTTCGGCAACTCCACGTTCTTCTGGATCCAGGCGTCGAACGTCAATGTCGTATCCGTGCTCAGGGTTGAGATCACTAAGCTCAGCACCAGAGCTACCAGTGGTTACTCCACGTCGCTGCATTTTAATATTTAGCCCACAATGTCCGTGATAATATTGTACTAGAGCCAACACAAAGGTTTTATATTATGCATCAATACAGGGACTCTGATCCGTTTTGGGATCAAAACGTTTACGACGAGGTGATGTGCCGTTGCCTGTCTCTTGAGACATTCGGTGCACCCCTCGCCAATGAGGAAAATGATGTACCATTGTATGACATGTACAACCGAGGATTAGTTGCATGTCAGGACGACAGGCCGAGGACAAATCTGGCAATCGAGGGCGGACGGCCCGGAACGACGGGGCTGATTCCGTCAATGGAGGAAGCACTTTCCCAGTACCCAACCTCTTCTCCCAAGCCGAAAGCACTGGTGCTGGAACTGGAAGCAGTCCCCGAGAGGAAAAAAATCTATCCCTGCGCCGCAAGGGACTGATGCGCTGAAAGACTGGAAAGATTTCTTCGCTCCAGTAGAAGAAAATACAGGTTGCAAGGATGGGGTTTGTCCTGTGCCATGGGCAAAACCCTCTTTCCTAACCGTAGAAGAACCTGTCGATCTGGTCAATCATCCCCCTCATTACGCTTCTGGTGCAATCGAGTGCATCGAAGCAATTGAGGCTCAGCTCACTCCAGAAGAGTACCGTGGCTACCTCAAGGGAAACTGCGTGAAGTATCAATGGCGTGAGCGCCAAAAAGGCGGTGTAGAGTCGCTGAAGAAAGCTCAGTGGTATCTAAACCGCCTTATCGCACTTGACGAATCAGCTCAGAAAGGCTGAAGGTAATCGTCTTCATCATCTTCTTCGTCGTCGTCTGCAATGCAGGCGGCGGCGAGTTGTGCTAACTCAATATCGGTTGGATGCCCAAAGTCAATATCAATGTTTTCATCCGCCAAGATTTCCTTGACTGCTTGCCATTCCATCAGCCGTTGATGGTAAAGGTTCAGAAGAGCTGAGTACAGCTCATCCCAAGTCATTTCTTCGGCCTGTAATTCGGCCTTACGCATGGCAAATTGAAGTTCCAATGGAAGCTCAAAATGCTGTGGTTCTACCGAACGTTCCATTGATTCCTTCATTGGGTCAATAAAAGTATTCTAAGTCTACACATTAAAGATAGCGTCCACCTCTTCGTGGGTGACCTCGCTCCAGGGATTTTGGCAAAGCTTAAAATTATTGGCGAACTGAGCCAGGTCATAGGGACTCAAGCTCTTCTCCAGGTTCCTGATTGCTTTTACTTCGTGGGGAGCAGCAGTGTAAGAACGGAAGGCGGCCAACAAAAGGTCAGTGACTTCGTGAGGAACGGCTTTGATTTCTCGCAAGAACAACTCAACTTCCTCTCGCCTGCGATCTACCATGCCGCCAACGACATTGTGATAGTAGTCGTAGATCCATTGATTCATTGTCCTTACAGTCCCAGGCCAGTCTTCAATTTCAACTTGATCAGGGATTGCGCTGTAAAGAAAAGACTCCCAGCCAATAGAGTGAATAAACGACAGCAAAGCTTGTCGCATGTAAGTATCTAGACCAAGATTTAACTTTTCTAAATTCTGATCAATCACTGCAAGCTCATGGTACAGATACTCCATGGCCTTATGTTTCGTGCAGCACTGCCCACGTTTTACCGGCTCTCCGTCTGGGTAAAACTGTGTGCCAAAACCAATGGTGTAAGGCTCAGCTTCCGTTATGGGATCTGCATAAGCCTTTTCATTAAACCCCTCATGTTTGCAAATGAGGCGTACTGCTTCACTAAAGTCTGACATGGGAGCAACTATCGTTACTCCCAATCATACACACTAATTTAGATTACTTGCCCTGACCCCTGCTTAGCTTGCGTCCGTGGTTGGGTTTGGAGTGTGCGCCATCGCCCTGCCTGGTCAATTTGGGACGAGATTCAATCTTGACCAATGCGGTTGACTTGGGTTTTGCCATGGTGAGCTAGATGGGGCGTGGTTAATTTAACCGAATTTTTGCGAGCTGTCTACCACTTGACCTTATGGCTCCAATATCTGGCAGACATCTTATCGGGGCTTGAGTCTTGTGCGTTATGTCGAGCGTAATAAGACTTTCTACGTGCCTTATCCTTTTCTGTTTTTGGGTTTTTACCAGCGCCCTCTACGCCTTGCTGGCCAAAACGCACAATTTTTTCTTCCCCTCCTTCGCAAGCTTTTACAACATGGCTTTTGGTCGGATGCCCTGGCGTCTTTCTTGGTTTGTTGCATTCCATTGAATCCTTGTGAAGCTTAGCTGCAGAAGCGGCCTTGCGTGCTTTGTCAGACATTAGCTAAACCCTTTAAACATTGATGTAAATTCACCAAGGATAGATTGAGCCGCCTTTGACTTGGTCGGAAGCTCTTCTTCATCTCCTCCAAATATATTAAAATAAGAAGATTTTGAGGTATCTTTTGTTTTTGTCGTTGTCGTCGTTGGCTCTGGCTGATCAAAGAAGCTAGAGATATTGGAGAACGCACTAAAGGGATCAGAAAGATCCAGGGCTTCAGTGGTCAATCCTTCTTTAGATAACGCTTTACTTAGAGTTTTTTGCTCTTCCCTATCGACATCTGGCATGAAGTTTGTATAGAAATCGTCCTCGCTTCCTTCAAAACCAGCAGATTTAAATATTTGATATAACTGAGTCTCGGCCTCGGGGCTAATATCTTTTTTATCTGCTTCCCTTTCAATGTAACTAACTCCAAGCTTTTCTTGATTTGGCGTTTCTTTTTGTTCGTTTAAATATTTGATACTCTCTCGGATGTTCTTGGCCTCTTCTGTTCTAAACGAATCAATCAAGTATTGTTTAACGTTCTCAACGGTAGCCTGTTCTCCCTCTAGTCCAATTTGTTTAAGGATTTTATCCCATTCTTCTTTGTTCTTCTCAGGGCTAACAGATTGCAAAATAGAATCTGCAAATTCTTCAGGTGTGACAAACTTCATGAATGCTGTGTCACCATACAGGTCTTTGCGAATGACCAGTTCTTCTGTTGCTTCTGTAATTTTTTTCTGTAGTTCGTTGTAACCCAAGATGTTTTCAGCTGGGTCCAGGGTAATCGGGTTACCTTCCGCATCCTTCAGCTGGCCCGTTGAACCTAGCACTTGGTAATGAAGCTTGGCAAAGACCTTGGGATCAGTCTTGTAGGTACCTTCGTAACCATAACGATAAGCTTCGGTTGCCCAGTCCACACCATTGGAACTTAACCCATTTTTTGCTGCTTCAAAGTCTGTGTTGACAATAGCTTTTTGATTTTCGTAGGTTAATTTTTCAGCTGAAGTCAATTCTTTGGTTGCCTTGGCAACCGGGTCTAAATAAAAATCAGAATCAAAACTTTTCTTCGCCGCTTCAGCGGTTTTGTAAAAACTTAGCATTGCATTACTGCGAAGCTCTGCAACTTGCTTCAATTTATTGATAACCGATTGAGACTGGAAGATGTTCTGCTCTTCTTCTTTTACATCTAGATAGCTGACAAACTCATCCATCGACTTTGATTGATCAAAGCGTGGCTTAATGTAGCCATTAATGAAACTACCCAGGAACTCTTTTTGTGAATCTTGATCAACCTTAAGTAGTAATTCTTTGAATTGATCTTTATTGTTAATGTCTAATTTGTATTGTTCTGCTTTTTGCATCAACAAAGGCTTTTCTGCTTGAGGATTAACTTTTAATGCTGCGTCATATTCCGCTTTGTCCCGTCGCACCTGCTCTTGGTACTGATTGATCTCCTCGTCAGTACGGTCATCAAGATCCAACTGGAAAGTTTCATAACGCTTTAATAGCGTTTCATCAAACCATTTCTGCCAGTTGTAAACGGTTGTGTTGGAAGATACTCCGGTGAGACCTGCAATATCTTTTTCAAGTTGCGTTTTAAATGTTTTCTTGGGGTCCACAAAACCTAGCATGCCACCAAATGAGGCATCTCCAAGAATTGAGTTGCTAAGCGTGGTATTGATACTCATGATCTCACTGTAAGTAGGGAGATTTTTCATAAGCATTAAATTGGATTCTTTTTCTTTTGCTTTTTTCAGTGCATTGATTGACTGTTGCAAAACATCTTGAGCAAGTAGTTGAAGCTGTTTTTCTTGCCTGCTTGATTCCGAAGTTAAAGTGCTAGCGATGTTTTGTTCCAGGACCGTGTTCAGCTCTGCTTCGTTAAGAAGTTTCCCCTCGGCGTCATATTCTGGAGTCGCAAGTTTAATTACATCAGTACCATTTTGAGTTGTGATGCCTAAAACTTGATCTCGGTACAATTGCTTCTCGTAATCAGTAAGTGTTTCAGTATATTTAGTTGCTTGCTCAGCCTCCAGGGCTTGGTTGGCACGGTACCCTGCATGCCTACCAACATTTGTGTAGTGCTGCAGAAGGTAGGTATTTTTGTCGTATCGCGCAGTTATATCGAGGTTTTTAAATGTACGGCCGTTTACATTTACAGCTTGTGCTGCATTCCACTCAGCCGCTGCCCCAGGATAGTTTGTTTCATAATACTTGACATCAAAACCTCCAGTGGGAGGCTTTGCTCCTTGTGTGGTCGCATCCCATGGGGACACTTTCTCAGTCAAGTAAAAAGAATCAAACGAAGATTTTGTAGTGTTAAAAACATCTGCAATTTCCGAGCTATTCAAGCCGGCGTTTCGGAGAACGCTATCATCTAAAGACTTTAATTTAGTTAAGTAGTCTCCACCTTGCGTAGTGGAAGCCAAGGAAATTACCGAAGAACTAAAATTGTTGATGGCTGTATTTTTGTTTTTTATTGTTTGGTTTTGCGTATTTAATTGTGTTGCTGCACTATTGCGATTTGAGGCTTGTGTCGTATTGTAATTTGTTGCTGCAGTGTTCTGTAAAGTAGGTTTTGTTACCGTGTTGTACTGTGTTGCAGCCGTGTTACGGTTTGCAATATCCGCATTGTTAGCTGCAGTATTACTAACGTTGGTGGCATTGTTTGCATCTAGCTGATTCCTGGCATTAAGCAGAGCAGTTTTTCTGCTGTCATTGTCTCCATCGGGAAAACTAAACCCGTAATCACCTATTTGTTTTCCGTCTCTTAACGTATAGCTTTTCCAGTTAGTACCAGGGTCGTTATCTTGTATTCTTACTTCATCAACTTTTCCGTTAGCTTTAAACTTAACAAAAAATTTCTGAGTGGTTGGTAAATTTGTCGCCCTGTTTGCGGGATAAGTTGACGCAAAATCAGCCGCTGTTTTACTTGGATAGTCAGAGGCAAAATCAGCTGCTGTTTTATTTGGATAAGTAGAGGTAAAGTCTGCACCAGAATAGTCTGTTTTTTGATTTACCGCATAGTTAAACGGAGTCCAAGATTTTGTGTTTGTATTGTAAACAGCCATTATTTATGCGGCAAAATTTTTATCGTCAATCCTGGGTTTCCAGGGGAGTAATTCTAGTGTATCTTGTTGCATCCAGGCGATGATTTTTTCTAGTTTTAAACAATCAAAAAAAGATTGTTTTGAGTACCATTCTTGCATTTTTTCACTGGCCTTGTTGGTGTTACATCTCCTGCAAGCAGGTAAAAGATTATGGCGATTAGAAGACCCAGATTTAAACCTGGGTATTATATGATCCAGGCTTGTTGCAGGCTCTCCACAATAACCACAGGAATGGTTCCAGGATTTATAAATTTCATCTCGAAAACGTTTCTTGGCAAGTTTTGGCGTTAATTCAACTAGCAGGGCAAGGGGCTCGTGCTCGTTGCAAAACATGTATTTAATTGCCGTTATCTTATTTTAATTTCACCTATCTGTTACGTTCAAAAGTAAAGAGATAAAATTTTTATTAAACCGGTTGACAGGGCCTTGACACCAGCTACTGTAGATGGGTAAACGCCCTGTGGCAGTCATGGCAAAACACCAAGGATGGGTCTCCGTCCAGCGTGCGGAAGAACTCCTCGGTATCGACCGCAAGACACTCTTCAAGTATCGCGACAACGGTACCCTGAAGCTCGGTCCGCATTTTGCAGCGTTTGCTAGCACTCGTTCACGGGACAGCTATCTGTGGAACGTGAGTGCAGTACGCAAGCATCTTGCTAAACAAGAAAAGCTTACTGCTGTCGCTTAAGCTTTCAAAGAAAAAGAACAACGGCTCCGGTGATACGGAGCTTTTTTTATGCGGGTTCAATGCCACTTGCGTATGCGGCCCAGGCTAAGCCCACTGCTTCCATCGTTGACAGCTCATCGCTTGCGTAAGGAAAGTTGACAACGTCTCCTGGGGAATAAACAATGGGGTTGCCGCTGTAGTACACAGTGCTGTTACCAAAGGCACTGGTATCTAATTGATTATCAGAGAGTACGTATTTAGTTTCAATTACATCTCCAAAATCAGCCACTTGTAAACGCTCCGTCTTTGCGCTGTATCTCAAAGTTAGCACGCTTAATAAAACTGGTCGGCACGTTTAAAAGTTTTTGCATCATCGGTAGCATCTGCGGAGACTGGAAATTACTTGGAGGCAAATCCATATACTTAAGGCCATTTATAGAGTCTATGTATTCAGCGTGTTTCTTCATTACGCTTGATTCATTGACAAGCTTTTGTTCCCACCTGACCATGCCTTCGTCCATGTCAATAGGTACATCAGACGGTTCAGGGAGAATAATACCTTCTTGAAAACGCAATGCGTAGATATGCTTGCAATAGCGCATCTCGTCTAACAACGGAGTCCAGTAGTCATCAAAACTAACGATCTGATTATCTACGGCTTTGTAGTCAACAAATGTACCAGGGCCTTCTGCTGCACCTGCACTTGGTATGTTTCGCAGATATCTCCCGCCAAAATCCCTGAACAATCCAGGATTGTCTACTGATTCAAATGTAAGAGCAAGTCTTCTATTTTCATCTTCGTTAGTTACAGCGTTATTGTTTATGCTTCCATTCGCATCCGTGATTAACTCATGACGACCATACTTCAAGGAAGATGGTTTTGTGTAAGGAAATCTCTTCGTAGAGCTACCTAACATGTCACGGAAATAGGCATAACTCCTGCGACTAAAGTCTTGGCACGTGCAAGCGTATCTAGTGCCAAGCGTCAAAAACCTATCAACAGCAGGCGGACGACTTGCAGGAGTAATAAAAACACCATCTGGAGTCGATTCAAAAGACCCAGCTTTTTTTAAAGTAAGAACACCCGATGTTCCATTTACGTCTAGCAACAGTGCCTGGACGTATCCATACCTTTTATTTGTGGACGGGTTTAACGTATCACTTGTCAGAGGCGTGCCTCCAGGCTCCAGGAGGCGGTCTTCGATGATCTCGCCGTTCAGTGGCTTGAGTGCCGCACTACTGCCCACAGGGGGCACGTAGAGGGGCGCTGGGAGAGGGTTGCTGCCGTTCCAGGTACCGGCCAGCTGTACGTACCAATTATCTGCGTCTTCGGTAACAGAGGCAACGCTTGCTCTGGTACCAGTGGAATCAAATACGTTATCAAAACGTAGCAGTGCACCAACACGACATCCAGTCCAATGGATGCCAAATTCTCTGTTCGATGTTGGAAACCCTTGTACAACACCTACGATCAATGGTTTGTTGCCAGGGTGTACATCGGTCCCCGGCGGTGTTGGCATTGTGTAACGGAAGGGGAACGTTAAACCACGTTGGATGCCTACCGTTACAGCTAGTTCATATCCACGCCGCCATCTTGTCCAGGCAGATTCCCTATCCATTGCAACAATGGAGTTAGGCACTGCACCCCGAGAAAATTCCGTGGTTATGGGCTTAATAGCGGCTGGTTTAAATTCAATCCTTTGACTAAAGTTGCCAAAGAGATCACCCTGCTTGGGCGACATGGCTTAGAAGAATCCGCCTTGTGCGTAAATGTGAGCGCCGGGAGTGTAACCAGAGATGTTCGGACCTTCTGCAAAAACACCCACGTAAATACGGTCGCCACGTTCCAGGTAGATCCCTTTATTGCGGAGAGGAGCTGTGGGACCAAGACCGGTGGTGTTACCTGCTTGAGCCGTAGGTGCAGCAAGAGCGGGTAACACGTCAGAGCAATCAACCTGCCCACTGCCAGCAGGGACTGTTTTGGTGAACAGTACACGATAGTCACCTGATGCCGGAATAGGCGTGGTGGTGTTGCGTGTATGGTAGAAAACAAAAGTTACAGCAGGCTGGTTATAAGCAACGCCGTTGTAGCTAAAACCGCTTGTAGTACCACCAGAGAAAATCAAGCTGGTGTTAACACCAGTCAAAGTAGTGGCACCGGTATAGGTATAGTAACCAAAGCCACTCATGGCGGCAGTACCAAGAACACCTGTGTTCTGGATAAAGACTTGCTGACCGCTGGTCAGAGCAATCACAGTGCCAGACGTACCACTACTGATTGTGTAATCAGCGTCACGATACTTGTCATTTCTGACAATTGTAACGGAATCAACAACGCCACCACTATTGTTGTCTTCACTGAAGGTCGCGTCCATATCGACCAGGATCGAAGGGGATTGGCCACCTTGAACAAAGACGGTATTGCCGGCCTGGCTGCCAACTGTCTGTGTAGTAACACGGACAGAGTCAAATAAAGGCCGGTCAACCAACAGGGGTTGCTTATTTGTACTAGTAGAGGACAATTGATTTCTCCTGGGCTATTACACTTATTTTAGCAATATTACTGTCGGCCAGTTAATTGTGCCAGGAACGGACTTACCGGCGTGTAGTACTCAGCATCAAACAGATCTTTGTCCATTTGACTCGCAGAAGGAGACATCAGGGACAACAGTTTTTGATTGATGTTTTGATTGCCACCTGCCAACATTTGTCCCATGAACATACCAAGCAAAGCCTGGGGATCAATAGAACTTTTAGCTGGTGTACCAGAAGTGGCTGCAGGAGCAGAAGTTTGCTGAGTTAGCGGATCTCCTAGGGTTGCTTGCGCAGCCTTGTAAAGAGAACCACCTTCTTTAAATTTCGGCAAAGAACTTGCAACGGATGTGCCAAACGAATCCTTGGCATTAAGATTTACGTTTGGATTTCCACCTAAGATCGTCGCGTATGCACGATCAATACCCATTTGACCCGGCTTATACCCACGGTCGGTAAGGAATTTCTCTACGGCCGGCAGCTGTTCTGCAATTGTGTAATTACCTAGCTTATTTTTATCTAGATATTTTGCACGTTCTGGACCGCCAAATTGGATTAGGCCGTAATAGTTGCCACCAGCCCCACCGTAAACATTAGGTCTGAACCCAGACTCTTGGTGAATAAGCGCACCAAATTCGTAGGGGTTCAAGCCAAGACGTTGCGCTGATTGAAATACAGCGGCGCGGTCTTCCGGTTTTAGGGTTCCAATGCGTCCAGTACTCATGGTATTTACCTTATTCTCCTACCCAATTTGAACTTGCTTTGAGACCAGGGATAAATACGGTTTGCAGCGCAAGGGCCGTAGCTAGATAGGTCAAAGTACGTTTAACAAACTTAGGACAGAGAATCATTGGTTTAAAGCAACTACACTGGCACCCATAGATCAGAGATCTGCGTCCAGTTGGCTGGGCTTACATGCTGTGCAATGCCAGATGGTTATTTAGCTTGTGCGCTTAACAGTTTCTTTTTAAACTCTTCAGCCTGTGCCTGAGCTTTGTCTGAGGCCAGACTTGAAGCGTACGCATTTGCGTCAGGAGTCAAGCTAGTTCCAACAGGCGAAAGACCTTGGGCGTTTTGATAAGAAGCCATCGGTGCAGGAACGCTACCAGGAGCAAGTAATGCATTCATGCCGGTCTGCAGAGGAGTACCGCCAGGGGCTGCATCTTGGAACCGGGTAAACATCTTGGCTTGCTGTTGATTGGCTGCGCCACCAAAGTAGCTGGACTCAGCACCAAGACCAGTTGCTCCAGTGAATGCAGAAGGTGCGACTGTTGTGTAATCAACCGGTCCGGTCGGCGCGGCGGTGGCAAGCGGATTAGAGGGATTGAAAAGTAAGCTAGTAGGCTGAGCACCAGCAAATGCACCCATCTCAGTAGGTTGGCCCATGGCACCTGCGTTGAGAGTGCCTTGAATTGCATCGTAACCCGACTGGCCAGGCTTCACTTTAGCTGCAAGACCGCCGTGCTTTTGTGCCCAGATCTGCATGCCAATATCACGAGCGGCATTCATTTCTTCTTGGGTCTTGGCACCGGCACGTGCACGTTCGTAACGCTGAAGCTCAGGGTCTTGTGCGGTGAGCTGAGCAACGCGTGATGCTTCTTGCTGGTATGCACGTTCGACGGCAGGGGAGTAGGAACCTTGCTGACCTTGGGTAGGAGCAACTGAATAACCGGCATTACCGCCACTGCCACCACGGTTCCCTAAACGCAGCTCAGCATCACGGTAAGACTCGCCTCGCCGATCTTTTGGAGGGATAGCGCCCCACTGTGGCTTTTGTGCTGTATCTCCACCAAGAGATAATGCAGTGCCGAGCGCTCCAAGGATACCGCCACCAGCAAGCTGAGCCGCAGACATGCCTCGATTAAGTAAGGCGCCGGCAGCAGGTGTAGCCTGTCGTAAGGTGAGTCCTGCAGCGCTACCGCCAAAACGACTTGCTAATCCTGGAATAGCGGACATACCGCGAAGAAGTGCCGGGTTCATAATTACCTCCAAAGCTCATGTAAATAAAGACGAGTGCCAACCGAGACATCGGCAGGTCCAGGTAGTGCCTGGATGAATTCAGCACCAGAGCGTTCGTAACGGTAACGAGCCTGGAACGGATCCTTGTAGTTGGGAACGTAAAGAATGCCAGCTAAACGGTTTGTTTCGTAGAGATAAACCTCGTCCCAAACCTTTAATGCTTCTTTGGCATTGCTAGACCGGATAGTACGGTCAACGTCGCCAGCAATACTTTCAAGTCGAGTAGAAGGTGAAGTTGCGACCTCGGTCTTCTTCTCGGCGGTATCACAACGACCAATTTGAATAGCAATTTTATCGTAGAAGTACGAATCTGGGACTGTATTCATGGATTCTTCAAGCCGACTGTAGTCACCAGCGGGCACCGACACGGTAAAATACCCTAGATGGTAACGGACTCTGCTTTTGTCAAAATCAGACAGTTGCACAACCATGCCTCCAGTACAAACATTCTAAATCAGTAAGCCCATGGCCAAACGAGAAATTAACCCACAAACAGGCAAGCACTACGTTTTTGGAGACGTACGACAAGATGGGTATATTTTTAGGCAGTGGGGCCGAGTAAAAGCAGATGGATTCCAACAAGCCCTATGGCTGAGTCCCAAGGCTTTTAAACGCAACAGAGAACAAACACTTTGTTATCACCGAGAAAAAACAAAAGAGCTTAGAAACTGGGTGAATAAACTAAAAATATTCTATGGTTGCGCAATCTGCGGATACAATCAAGAGCCAGAGGGTCTAGACATTGATCACTTGCGTGACAAATCTTTTAATATTGGAGGCGAAATAAAAACAAACAAAAGCCGAATTATCAAAGAAATACAAAAATGCCAAATTTTATGCGGAACTTGTCACAACATAAAAACAAGAGCCCCTGAAAAATACGCTCAATTAATAAAACAAAAAGGGGAAAAATGTTTAGATATCAATCAATTTTTAAAACAAGAAAGACGAGCGTAATCGCCCGCCGGGACAGAAACCGTGAAATAGCCCAGGTGATACCTGACCCTACTTTTGTCAAAGTCAGATAATTGCACTTCTAACTTGCGTATCTTTCAATTATAAATGCAAAGAATCCCTTGAAACTTAACCTTGGTAAGGATTTGAGCTGATGTATTGTTCCAGCATTTCTTGTGCCAAGCTGCGCCTAGGGACCATAGCAGAAGCTGCCATCTGTTCAAACATAGATTGTTGTAAAGTCTTTTGCTTGGGTTGTACCAGGGATGCTCCGTACATCATGGCTTGTACAAAAGAATCCATATTGGATCCGGTGTTTTGTGCGTTGGACGTTGGCGTTTGATTACTTGTAAATTCGGCAGCCTTGCCAAGGCTTGCCATGTGTCCAATACCAACTTCGTATTTATTGTCTCCCGTTTTAAATGTTGCCAGATTTCCGTAACCCCCTTGGTCAGCAAGAGGTGTAAATTTGCCTGCACCTTCCATATATACAGGCGTTCCTTCGGGAAGGGCCCAGTCTTCCCCTTGATGGAAAGAAGATGCTCCAGCAGTAGGTGCGGTGCGAGGACCAAATTTAGATGTGACGGCTACGTTGGAAGCTGGATTTAAAACCAGTTGGCCTTCTTTGTTTTTGATAATTGCAGGAACCTTTTGTTCGCCAATGCGTAAACCAGTTAATGCACTGCGAATAGTACTTGGGTCAATGTGTTTTCCCGTACCAAGATCTTTTACGTATATATGGCCATGGGGACCAGTGGAGGTTCCGGTACTGCCGATATTTCCTAAGAATGCAATGCCTGCCATTATTCTTTTATTTTTAATTTTAAGACTAAAAAACCCCTGGTTTCCCAGGGGCCAGTAGGAGACAAGTTAAACGCGGACTAAGTCGGCAGCAAGTACGGCAATAAAACGTTTCAGGTGTTATAGTTTTATTTTGCTATCTTAAAAATGAAAAGAATTAATCCAAAAACTGGGGCATTTTTTAAACACGGCGACTGCAGGGAAGACGGCTTTATTTTTATTGGTTACAACTTTAAAAAAATTAAACAAGACGGAACTTTTTTAGAGGTATGGATGAGTCCCGAACAACAAGAAAAGAAAAAAACCTATGACAAAAAAAGATCTCAACGTTTGTCTTCTGAAAACAGAAACTGGATGAACAATTTAAAAATAACAGAAGGTTGCGCATGCTGTGGGTATAACGAACACCCCGAGGGACTAGATTTTGATCATCTTTACGATAAAAAATTTAACATTGGACGAGGGGGTACGTTTAGCAAAAAAAGACTTGAAAAAGAAATAAAAAAATGCCAGGTTCTCTGTGGCACATGCCATCACATAAAAACAAGAAATAAAGAAAAATTTAACGCCATAATGAAAAAGAGGGGTGTTGCCCCTCTTGGTTGAGTTATGCGTTTAAATCAGACCCTTATTAAATCGGCTGCCAAGACCGCACTCCAGTCAACCCTTTTGATTTGCTTTAACTGCTCGAGGCTGTTAAATCTCTCACCCGATAAGGACATCTGTAGATCTTTGATTTCTCGGGCAGTCTTCAGTCCAATGCCTTTGATATGATCTGCGATCATTTGGGCGGTGGCTGAGTTGATGTTCAAGCGAGTGTCCGGAGGAAAAGTACGGGGCTCTTCTTGTGCCGCTTTATCTTTTACCTGAAGAGCAGTCACCTTTTTGGTAGCTTGCTCGTCAGGGATAAGTTCGGTTTTGTAAGCAGTGTAAAGGCGACCGTCCTGATCTTCGACCATGAACCAATCGCCGTTATCCCATTCACTTACAATCTTGACGCGAGCGCCTGTTTTTTTATGCTGATGAAGAATCATAAAGACCAGATTTTCTCTCTGGTCTTATATTAACCTAATCAGCTAACAGTGCGGCCAGTCAGGTAGCCATCGATGTCCTCGTAACCAGGGGCATCATCGGGCTGGATGTAGCACACTTCCACGACCAGGTAACCGGTGCGGCCAGCGTTGGAATCAGCGGTCGAGATGTAGAAACCACCGGAAGTAGCGGTAGCGTTACCGGAGTCCTTAGCGAACACTTTCAGAGTGGTACCAGTGGTGGCTGCGTAGTAGCACACACCGCCGGAGACGCCAGCAGCGCCGGTAGCAGTGATGAACGGAGCGGTGCCAAAGGCTTGGGAACCACCAGCGAAGTAGATCTTGCCAGCAGCGTCACCAGACACGGTGGAGGTCAGGTTGGCCTGAATCACACCTTCGCCAGTGCCAGAGGCAGCCGTGGGGCCGCTGGAGTCGCGACCGAAGGAGATGATGTTGCCAGTAGCGGCATACACACCGGAAGCCACACGGCCATCACCCCAGCCAGAAGCAACGGAGATAGCAGCGCGATACACGAAGGCAGGCTGGGTGGTGGTGCCAGAGATCACCATGCCGGTGATGTCGGTACGAGTGTCATCCTGGCGGTAAGGCGAAGGAATGATCACGTTGCCGGTAGCAGCAGGAGTGCCAGAGGTGGCGGTAACAGCCACGTAACCACGCTGTTGGAAGTAACGGTAGCCAGGGGTAGCCAGCACCGAAGTGGGGCCGCCCTTGGAAGCATCATTGGTGCCATCAGCAGAGGCATCAATGTTCTTATACCAACCGTTCAGAGGCTCTGCCCAGTTACCCGGGTAGATTTTTTTGGAAGACAAATAGGTCATTTATTTCTCCTAAATAATTTATTTATTGTTATCAGATGATGCCGTCGTCTTGCAGGAAGCTGAAGGCGGTGGTCACGAAGTCCTTGTTCAGGATCTCGAAGCCGGCGTACAGTTGCCAAATCAGGATGATAAAACGGCTGAAGTCGTCGTTGTTGTTAATCAGCACCTGAGCATTGGGGCCGCCGATACCCACGCCAATGGCCTGAGGACCGAAGAAGTAACCCTGAGCAACTTCGTAAGAAGTGTAGTTGGAGCTGCCGCCAATGTTGAGGTCGGCAGTGATGCTCTTGGTCGGGAAGTTGGTCGACTCGAAGAACTTAACGCCTTCAAACTGCACGCCGGTGGGCATGACAGGTTCACCAGCCAGGAAGTAACCTTGGCCGGCTTGGGGGCCCTGGTAGAAGCTGGCGTTGTTAGGCAGCATGGGGTTGCCCATGTACATGCCTTGGCCGGGGTTACCAGAGTAACGAGCGATCTCACGGAAGTCGGGGTCACGACGCAGGTGCATCATGAAAGTAGGATCGCAAATGCAGCGATACAGACCATCAGCGAAGGTCGGCACGTTGCGCTTACGCAGGTCCTTAACAACGGTCAGCAGGTCGGTACGCACCTGGAACTGTTGCACTTGAGCTTCGTACTGAGCCTGGGTGTAGGATACACGACCAGAAGCGTCCTTAACTTTACCGCCGGGGAAGTAGTAACCACCTTGGGTAGAGGAAGCAACACCGTTAGCTTCGGCTTTGGCCAGTTCGTCAATAAAGACGCGGTCGCGCCAACGACGGTAGTCATCAAGCAGCGTCAGGCTACCGATGGACTGGTGGAACATGTTGAGGTTGCCGCTGTCCAGCAGAAGGCGCTGAGCAGTGATCAGGGTCTCACGTGCAATCTTGAAGGTCGAAGGCTGGGTCGGATCGCCGGGGTCCGCAGGACCGGTGTATTCCTTAAGCACCACCAGGACTTTTTCCTTGGTGATGTTACGGCTGTTAGCGGTACCGATGGTTTGGTCGGCAATACGCTCACGGCTATCCTTAGTACCAGGGGTACCCCAGAACTTGTAGCGGTCTAACTGAACAGTTTGACCGGGCTGACGGGTGAAGTCGTGGACAACCACGGGTTCCACTGCCATCTCAGCGATGTACGCAGGGTGGGGACGGTAGAGTTCCGCGCCCAAAATCTTTGGAAAATCGTTCTCCTGGTCTCTAGTTTCTTAGAGGGGTGGACTATCTCTTCATCCCTGTGGGATGCCGGACGCTAAATCTGGTATTACGTAACAAGATCGTGTTACACCCAGTAGTCTCTGCACCTTCCAATCACGACTTGATTGGCTTGGCTCAGGATTACCCTCGTCTTTACGTTAGGGCTTCCCTGAATTCATCCAGTTTGCACTCGTCAATTGCTTGATGAGGTGACAACGTTGAGCGTTCAGTTGAAACAAATTACTTTGTTTACCAGGATCTGAACCAGCTATCAATGAACACTTTGGTTTATCCTCCAGTGTCAGTGTTTTTATCGGGTGAAAGATAAAGACACTTAATGTCTTATCTATCACAAATTTTAGCAGATAGTAAACTCAAAGGTTTACATGTACTGGGCTGTAGTCGTGGATGCACGTGCACCCATCGTGTTACTTGAGCCGTATTGCTCAGGATCCATGTACTGTTGTTGCTGTTGGAACCCAGGGAGCATTAAGCCGGCAACGTTAGAAACGCCACCGCCAACCAAGCCACCAATACCAGCCGCGATAGGAGCAGCTGCCATTGCGGCACCTTGTTCAGCGCGACTCAAGTTAAGGAGTTGCTGCTGTTTACCAAGACGCTCCAGCATGGGAATAGCTTTTTGATTTGCAGCTTTTGCCGTTTCACGCGCACCTGCTTCTGCAGCATGTAACGCACGTGAAATATAAGGCGTTGCTTCGCGCTCTAGATTGCCAATTCCTCTTTGAAGAGCAATGTTTTCTTTACCAATCTGACCAATAACTCGACCTGCAGCTGCGCCACCCAAGCCTGCTAATGCGGCTTCGGTAAGAATGCGACCTGCACCTTCGTTTTCTTCGTCAGATAAATTACCGGCAACTGAACCGCCGGCACCAATTAGCCCGTAAGCTAATGGTGCCATAGCAGCAGTTTTTGCCGGACTCAATGCACCAGTGGTAAGCTCTTGCTTAACCCTGGATAACATCGGAGAGAACTTACCGGCAATATTCATTGCCTCACTCCATCACAAACAGTTTGTTTGCAACCACGTTGGGCTGGGCGTAGTTCAGAAGGCGCCAGGCGTTTTCAGGGCTCGTTTCCATTTGTTGCTTAAAGCTACCCCAGAAGTTTTCAGGTTGCTGAGGAGCAGAAGCAGCAGGAGGAGCAGGGAACTCACCGTAGTTAGCTTGAACCGGAGCGGTGGGATAACCACGGGTTTCCAGTTGAGCTTCATTTTCGTACACAGGGTACGGACCTTCAGGACCAAAGAACTTCAGCGTGTAATCGCTAAGAACATCAGGGTTGGTCAGGATTTCGTTATAAGCCAGATTCTCGGTATGCTCAGCAACCGCAAAATCGGCATAACCACCAATCAGATTTTGTGCACGTTGGCCCCAGGCTACGGCACTATCGAGCATTCCTTCGAGTTGAAGGGCGTACTGGTTTAGCAGAGCCGGAGCTTCCACCCCGTACGCGTCGATCACTACTCGGCTTTCCTGGCTCAGACCCAGGTAGTCCGCTACGTCCGCCAAGGAGGGACTCGAGGAAGTTTGGGAAGAGCTGGGCGATGAGGCCGGGCTGGTTAATGAGGTCGGGGCTGCCGAGTTCCAGGTAGCTGGGCTGCTGGGCTGTCCGTAATTGGCCGGGGTATAGCTCGTCGGAGCTGATTGTTGACCCTGGAACGGGGATTGAACTGGTGCGCTCAGCAGGTTCACCACCTTGTTGAACGCCGATTCCCATGGATTCCCCTGAGGAGCTTCCGCCGGTTGGGATTGGGGGGCGTACTGAGTAGGGGCGGATTGGTAGCTGATATTCGCTTGAGGAATCGCTTGGGGGTAAGCGGTCCCCACTTGGTACGCCACCGGAGCCGCTTGGTAGCTGCTGGGCGCCGGAGCCGCTGCTGTCACGTAGCTGCTCGGGGCTACTGACGGCTGTGCGGGGCTCATCTGTGGGATCGATTGGACGGTAGCGTCCTGCATAACTCATCTCCTTTTGTAAAGCTTCTAACGTTCGATACAGATACGGGGTTAAATCCAATCTTGGATCCGCAGCCATCGGAAGATCCGGTGATTGCGGGTGGGGCGTCTGCATCATTCCCCCCACTAGCTTGGCAAACTGAGAGTAAGCACTCTGCAATTCGTTAACCATCCTGAACGGGAACCCAGATAACATCTCGGCCCGTTCCTCATCCGTCTTAGACGGGAAGAGGTATTTCAGTGCTTCAATGCTATCAACACCTAATTCTTGCAGGTTTCGCACCACGATGGAGTTGTTGAGAATATCTTGTGTCGAATCTTCATACACAGGACCTAACCAACGCCAAAGCATTGTGACATCCCCGTCAGGAATCAAGCCCATGACTCCGGGTGGAATCTGCTGGGCCTGAACACAAGCCATCATTAACTGTTTAACTTTATCGTTGTGTTGCTTAAGAGCCTCTTCATATGCAGCAACTTCTTCCTCAGGTGAACCCTTGGAAGGAGCAACAGGTTTCTCAAGTCCGGCTGCTTGTGCCAGGGTGTTCTTGAAGAGCTGCTCTTCTTGATAGATGATTAATTCAAGGCAACGGCAGATACCATGCGTATAGATGGCATTTGCTTTTTTCTTGGAAGTTGCGGAAACACGTCCAAACAGCGACTTGTATTCCGTTGCTGTTACACCGGCGGAAATAGAAAGTTCATCAACGCCGCCAAGTGCGGTGCGAATCTCTTCTCGATACTGCCGTGCAAATGCGTTTTGGTCACCAGTGATGGCATCTGGAACAATGTAACCAACACGGTCGTTTGGCTCCAGGTTAGCAATAACGCGTGGCACGCGGATAGTACCGTCTACTCCACGACTGATGGGATCAGATTTAAACGTCGACCGGCTTAATGCACTGGGACTATTGAAGCCGGAGTTTGCAGCAATGGAGGGACGCTGAATAGTGGTGTCGCCCCCAGCTTCCATCAGGTCCGTTTTGGGACGTGATGAGAGAAGTGTTGGGTTACCAAAGAACTGCACATTCTTGCGCATCGTGCGAACCATTTCATCGTGAATGACGATATGGTTTGCCATCGAATCAAAATCTCCGACCCCTTCAGTAGAGAAACCTTTGGGGTTGTTGAAGATTTCAACGCAAGGGATAAAGCCTAACGTATTTTTAAACGTTTTAGTTTTCCCTGGTACTGCATAGGAAGGCATGTCAAATGACATCTCACCTTCAGCATGAGTCTCTTCAATTTCATCGGCTTTAATAGAAAGCCTGATGTAACGCTTAGCACCCTGGTCGCCTGTTACCGTTGAACCAGTAATGCTCTTGATGTTGATATTATCATTCAAACCAAAGCCCTTGCGGACTTTATAGCTGTAGATGATTACCACCTCATCCAACTCACCGTCTACGTTGTAATAAGAACGGTACTCGTGAGCACGGAAGTAATAAAGGCGATAGCTCACCTTAGTGGGACGGATATAAAAAAGACCCTTCCCGTCACACAAGAAGTATTCCCAAATGGAATCCAGGCGGATATCCATCTTGTTGTACTTCAGTACACGGTCAAGAAAGTCTTTGCGTTGTGCGCCAAAGTTATCTTGGGATGGAAAAAATTCAACTCCTTGGCGAATGCCGAAAAGTTTCATCTGAGCAATGTGAGACGCAATGATGCCCGTGTCGACGCCAACACTCCCATCTTTCTCAAGATAGGAATTGACCATTTCCTTAAGTCGACTTACAGCGTCAGCCACTATTGCTCCTCTGTTTTAGTAATACTAACAATAAATCAAGAAACTGTTTTGTTCTGGAACCCAGCCGGGGGTGTCATTTGCCCAAGCTGAGGCCCCATGTAAAAACCAGCATTACCCATCGGTGTTCCTCCCGCTCCAGGCATGGAAGCACCAGGGACACCTTGCCGCATGATTTCTTGGAACCGTTGAAAACCTCGTTGTTCTTGGCTTGGTCCCAGGATGCGATTTAATTTTTCCAAGCCCATATGATGTTGAAAATCTGCCTGGGACATGGGAAGGCGCGGGTCTTGTCCAACGG